AGTGAGTTCAAATTGACTACTTAAAAAGTTCGTTAGATCTGTACAACTCGCAGGAGTCAAAGTGAGTTGAAATTGACTACTTAAAAAGTTGGTTAGATCTGTACAACTTGCAGGAGTCAAAGTGAGTTGAAATTGACTATGAAATAATCTAAAAAATATCCCTTCTGATGTATACACGGGGTTATATATTCGTTATAGTGGTCTGTGATGGGAAATATAAAAACAAACCGAAAGGAGAACCATCAATGAAAATATACAAACTTGGTGAAGGAAACATACCTGTTTCTGAAATCAAATTAGGTGACTTTATTGAAGATAATACTTTTTATAGAAATGAAGTTCACGAAGTAATCAACATCAGCCAATGGATTAAAGCCGATAACGGACAATCCATTCGTGGATTCCTACATTTTAAAACCGATCAAAAAGATGGGTTGGTAATAGGAATCCATCCAAATGAGACTTGCAGTTTGGAAGTGAAGTAATGGGTAACAGAGCAGTAATAAGTTTCCAAGATCCATCTGTGACTACTTTGAAACTATCAGAGGTTGGTATATACCTTCATTGGAACGGTGGCTTAGAATCAATCGAAGGTTTCTGCAAAGCGGCAACCGACTTAAATATCAGCGAACCTGCAAGGTTTATCCAAATGCTAGGCAACTGGTTCGGAGGCAATCAAAGCCTTTACGTTGATGTAATCAGCAGACTTGACTACGACAACGGTGACAATGGTGCTTACGTGATTTCTAAAACTTCAGGCGAATGGCAAGTTGTTAAAAGATTCTTCGCAGATGAATACAGAATCTCAGGACATGACGAATATGTCAAGGAAATGGCACACGATGTATTCACTAAATCAGTAACTCATTTTATGAAAGGAGAAACAAATGCCTAAATTGGCTCCTACACAAAATGATTTACGAAATACTGAAATAAGTAACAATCGTAAATTATTACGGAAAGCATTTAGCGAATTAACTCGTAACGGCTGGTGGACAAGAATGAACCATGAGTGTTGTCAGACTTGTTCAATGCATGTAAGCCCTGACGATAAACCTTGTTTAGCTTTCACCAAACAAAATGAAAAGAATATAGAAAATCTTGGTGAAGTTTTCTTGTGGCATTCAGGTGAAGCGGTCTTCTATGACTCAAAAATGGGTGGAATGGGTGGATTGGCGCATCGAGCTAGAGCTTGGGAAGCCGTAGCAGTTTTACGTAAACACGGTTTAAAAGTCCGTTGGAGTGGAGAAATAAACGAAAGAATTGGTGTGATGTTAGCTTCTGATAGTGACTTGGAAGGCTACTCATGTTAGAACTTGGATTATTTCTATTTGGTTTCATACTCACAGGATTAATCCTCGAATGGTGTGGAGTTAAAATGTGGGCAGAAGAAGAAAATACAGATTTGTCACAAGAGTGAAATAGGATACTTATATGGGATACAAAAATTATTATGGTAAAGAAAATCATAAACAAATCTGTTATGACGAGGAAGGCTCTTTGGAATGTGTTTGCGGATTGGCGCAAAAAACACATAAACCTTTAACTGACGAAGAATTATCAGCCAAATTAATGGAACATTTAAACTCAGGTTTAGAAACAATAAGTAATGTGATGAAATGAGCCAATTAAACGGACAAATGCCTCATGTGAACAATTATGAACCTGATGACGGTTGGCGATACACAGTCCTCGTTTCAGAACTTCCCTATGAAGGTTTCATGGGTGGGGGAGATCCTAATGCTTATGTAGTGGTTACTGTTTGGCTTCCCCTGTCGCAGATAGGTCGAACTTATGTTATGGCTAAAGAAGGAGTCTTGACTACAAGATATGTAGCTGAAAAGTTTGGTGCTGGCTTCGATATGTCCAACGCAGGTGATCTCGCAATGTTGAAAATGGTAGCTGACGCTATCAGGGACACTTTAGGCAGACCACCGCTAGACGATGAAGGATGGCGATAATGACTGACATTATTGAAGTAGACGAAGAAGTTTACACAGTATGGGCAGGTGGGGTGCCTGATATTAAAAGTGTGGATTTAGGCAGAGCTTTGTATCAATATGACAAGTTAATTGATTATGGACATGATGATGTGTGCATTGAAAGAGTTGAAAAAAATAGTAAGGCGAAGGCTAATGCCTGAAGTAATAGACGGCAAATTCTGTGAAATGTGCGGAGACAAGAATAACTCTGTTGGTTTCTCAGGATGCGACCATGAGGAGCATAAGGACATAATGATATGCGAACTTTGCGATATAGACGGCTCGTTGTATAACGGCTGGTGTCACGAAGCAGGCGAAGAAGGGTTGGTGGCTAATGGGTAAAGTATTGACTTACAACCATTCGACTAAAGAGTTCACACACGAAATCTTTGAAAATCAGTTTGGACAACAAGTGCCTGAGAATGAAGTCTTGGACTATCTGCCTGAGAATGAAAAAACATTTGAATGCTCGGAAGACATACCTGACGGCAAGGGCGGTTGGCTAGACGACATACAAGGGTGTGGGGCGTGGGAACGTCAATACCATTGGCACAAGGATGAAATGCCTACGACCTGTGAGGAACTAGGTGGAGAACCTTCGTGTGCAGTCCGCACAACAGGCAAAATCGTTGTAGGGGAGCAGGACTATGACATCTGAACAACACTACACAGTAAGAGTGAAAGGGCATACTCATTACACGTACAGCAGGGATTTAGATGTTGAGTACCTTGTACCTAACACCGTTGAACCTAAAGACCTGCTGGACTACATAAAAGAACGTGTGAAGGCAGAAGATAAAGTTCTTGAAGAAGAACTGGACTCTCCAACTTCATCCTGTGAAAGTTCTATTTACCGTATCGACTCGAATAACTATGAGTCAGAAAGTGAACTTTTCTGGGAAGAAGGAGATGATTTGATGTTAAATGGTGATTATCTAACACCTGAGGAGGTAACTGATGAGTAACGAAATGACTTACAGGCGACTCATCTTTGATGTTGCCTGTCACGGCGAATACGAAGAACTACTGCCAGCAGTATTAACAACAATGGGAGCAGTCGAAACTCCTTACATCGGTGGTAGTGGAATAATGATTATTGGAATGGATGAGAAACCAATGGTGTTTGAAGAAATGCCTGACATTCCTTTAGTAGTTAACGCTGATGTATTTGAGTTCCCTGCATCATTCGGATCAGAAACGGAGGAAGAAGATGGAAATAGATGAAGAACAAAAAGAACAAGTAGTAGTCAAGCTTGGTGTACTTTGTCATCTTTTGGAAAGTGCGGCTCAAGTAATGCAGGACATAACAAACATTTGTCACGGCTCATTAAGCTCACCAGCCCCTAGTAAAGAAGATATAGAGAAACTCATAGCTGAACATGCCGATCAAGGAATGGAAATGATAGCCCAGTTCCTAGACGAAATAAAAGATGTTGAATAACAAATGCCTAGACCGATAGCAGAACTTGATGAAGCAGAAGGGGGAACATTAACTTGTTGGGATTGTCAAATGTTTTGGGAGCTTGGAAAAGAAATAGATGCTTTCTTCAAACATTCTTGTGTGGTGGATTCTCATGAGGCTTGAAAAACAGATTGAGCTTTTAGAGGAATTGCTCCTTGAAGTATTGGTAGATGTTAACCATGCTGAAAATGGTGCTTACTCAGCGCATATCCATTTGTTGGAACAAATACGTGGGAATCTAATAAAAGAAAAAGCTCAAATAGGTGAGTAAATGAGTGAACAAAAAGAAGCGATGGTTCTATTCATTCTAGTTGGAACTATTAGTGCTTTCGTAGCACTACTAGGAGTGATGATAGGAGCGTTGATATGTCAGATGTAATTTGTATAGGGATGCTTATTTCTGTTCTACAGAATTAACTACTTTACAACGAGGGCATTTAAGTTTGTAAGGAGTTGAAACCATCTCAGCTAAAAGTTTCTGACAGCTAGTACACCTCACATGGAAAAGAGTTTGCCGTACTACTACGGCTCTATCTTCTCCGTAAGCGTCATCCATTTCACAGAGCCTTAACCGCCGTAAAGTTGCATGAGAAAACCATTCGTTCTTGTTCATCTCTTTCCAAACCGAAAGGCGACTGTTCGGCTTCTATCTTATAGTAAGTAGTACTGGTTAAAGTTTCGTTGATTACTTTGCTTAAAGTTTTCATAATGTCAACCGCTAAAGATTGACAATCAGAATAACTAGAAGCTCTTGTGTGACACATCAAACCAGCATTTTCAATAGGTGGTGCGCTGTTCGCTCCAAAAACATCTGTAGGAGCTTCCCCTCCTGTTTCATATAAGGCAACACAAGTATTAGGAGAGTCAGGCATACGCCCTAAAAACAGGTTGGTTCCTAAAGTCAAAGTCGTATCAGTAACATTCGCCGCTAAAAACGTTCCCACATCACCTAGCAAAGCCATTATCTCATTTCCTTTTTAATAGCTGAAATTAATCTAGGAACTAAAGTCATACGTTTTCTTTTAGCAGGCCATTCAAGATACTTAGCGGCTCTCGTTTCTCCCGGTATCCCTGCGCTTACCCCACCTTTAGCTTTAGAAGGGTGAAAGTATCTTAAATTCTCATGCTGTTCCAAAGCATAAGGAGCCGCAGGTCCTCCATAGCCAACAGTAAATTTTTTTAATAAAGTCCCTCCACCAGCACTTTCTATTTTAAGAGTTGCTGATCCTCGTAAAGCTCCTGTATCGAAAGGCACCAATGCCATAGATTCGCTTTTGATGTCGTTAGCGATTTTATGCAGTTCTTGATTAACTGCCGTAACAATTTTAGGTGAAGCTGTTTTAAGAATCCTTTTAATGTCTTTCATGCCTTCAAGTTTAAGATTAGAAGATGACATTATTTATTCCCAACGTAAGCAACGACTCCGACTTGCCCTAAAGGATCTTTTCTAGTTTCAACTTTCACCAAAGGTCTTGTAGCGCTTATTGGTGCGCCTAAAGTTACTTGATCTTCTACGTTTAACGTCAAAGAAGAATCAGGAACGTAAATAACCCACGCAATTTTTTTCTTTTCATCCATATCTCGTTCAGCTTCATTAGCTCTACGAATATAAGCGTCATAGGATACAGCACTCCCTGAGAAAGTGCGTTCTCCATAGTTATTCATGGTGGAAGAAGTGCGAAATTCAATCGTGTCTGGAGTCATGTTGACCTTCAGATCAGTCATAAACTGTGCAGAAGGCTGTGCCATTAATCTGCCCCAGTCCAAAGAGGTTTAAGATCAGTTTCCGTGTTGCCGAAACGGTCATCATCAAACTGCCCTTTGAAAAATCCCGGTCTAACAAGATTAGAATTATCCCAGTCGATGTCTTTGTCTGAAACTTTTATACCACCTGCATAAGGTGTAGGTGTAAGCCCTTCTCTGCCTGCCATTTCCATAAGGTAAGCGGCTTGACTTTGATAGGCTTTGGCTTTTTGACTCATGTTTACTTTCAGATCACCCACAGATTGATCTGCTAAACGTGAGAATTTAGATGCAATAGTTATACAGGAACGATAAGCGGCACTATATAAACCAGTAGTAGCTGTGGAGCTACCTGTTATTTCTTTATTAATCCAACTTATTTCTTCATTAGCGAGAAGTTGATCGTTAGTGTCTGTGTCTCCACAAAGGAAACGAATAGCATCTAAAGCACTAGAGTCGGGATCTCCACTATAAGTCCAAGCCATATCTCTCCTTAAAAACGCTTAAGCTGGAGCCGGAATATCAACCGACTCCAGCTTATGCGGTGTGTTTCTTTATTAAGCGGCTACAGGATTAGAGAAGAAGTATCCCAAAGCAGAAGAAACGATCTTGGTATCCCAAGCGGATTCAATTTCGATTCTGTCAGCTTTGCGCTCTTCCATTCTGAAGCGACTTATGGCATTTGAAGCACCAAGTCCCTGACTTACTCCATTCCATGTCATTGTGTATCCTGCTGATGGAACCATCAAGCCCGGATTGGCTGGAACGTAGCAAAGCAGAGCATCTCTATCACCGATCTGTGAGTAAGAAGCGGTTGCTCCTTCAGCGGCGGTGTTGTATGTGCCTGCCATGACTAGAACACGATCAACATTGAACAAGCGAGCGAGGAGATCCTCAGTCACAGAGTCCTGTGTCGTGTATTTGATTCTGTCTACTATGTCTGCATTGTCAACAAGTGCTGAGAATACTTTGTATGACATAATCATGGTATTTGGTACATACCCTGTGTTTGTCAATACTACATTCTTACCTGTTTCAACGTCAGCTATAGGAGTAGAGCTTGCGGCACTCCAAAGGGTGCCGGGAGTAGCATCTGTTCCCCATACGCCTGTTGTGAAGGCGGCTGATGCCCACTCTACTTCTTGACGAATCAACATTTGTTGAGTCAAGAAACGAGTTGCATCCATATCAGGGTTAAGAGGTGCATCAGAGTTGGCTCTCGTTTGATCACCAATGTCCTTATGCAAAGCGAAAACTTCGCAAGCATAAGTCGCTGTGCTGAGTGAGTACCCAGTTCCAGCGGACTCTGTACCATCTGCTCTACGTTGTACTTGGTCACGGAAGAAATCAGCCTGAGAGTATGTGAAATACTTATCAGTCTGTTTCGCTACCGAAACCTGTGGAAACGCACGATTAGCAACAAACGCATAAGCCTCTTGCATATAAGCAACAGACATATTTGTAAGTATCGCATCTACGTGAACGCTATTTGATGTTGGTTGTGGCATTTGTCAATCCTCCTTATTGTGCTCGACAGTTGGATGGATTAAGGAACATTGTGAATGTTTCGCCAGCCGAAGCGGCTCCGATTGCTTGTCCCATGACATAGACGGTTGTGTCTGAACCGGGAGTTATCCCAGCCGCCTGCGAGTCGGCGCTTGTGCCGATCCACCTAGCGGCGGCAATAGTGCCGTCAGCAACTGCTTTGGAAATACCAAAGATGGCTATTTCAGCAACTTCACCCGATTCGGGGTCATTCTGCAAAATGCCAATAGGTAAATCGGTGATTGCAGAGCATACATTCACCGTCGTAGCCGAAGCTAACTTGACAAAGTGATATTGCTTGCTCGACAGATCAGCCGCCGCAGTCAGGGT